ACAGTTTCGTGTTTCGGTCTAGTCGGCAGGAGTCCATCGACCTTCGACTTGATTGACATCAGAACGAATTGTGGGCGGGGTAACCCGGATTCCGCTTTCGGTGAGTTTAGTTGGTTCAAATGGGCCTCCTCAGACTTTTCTGGTGCTTCTGATGGGACTAACGGGTATTTTCGTGATTGTATCATGGACGTACTCATCATGTTCCTCCCCCCACACATTCAGGCCATTATTCAGGCTAGTAATGGGGAGCATCTGGTTACCTACCCCACCTATCATTTGTATAGCCCTCAGGGCGAGCTTTTGGAAGGTCTTGGAGAGATAGAGCCGGTGCATCAGACTCTTGGGACACTCATGGGAGAGAGAACCTCTTTTCCCATTTTGTGCTTCGAGGTACTTGCTGCCCACGTGAGCAATCTCCGCAGATGCGGCGACGTTCGCCCTTTGGATGATCTTCTGAAGGGTGTTCGAATTAATGGCGATGACCGTCTGGCGATCAGTACTGATGCGCTGGAGGCAGAGTTCTGGGAGTTTTGTGAGAAGTATCTCGGTTTTAAAGAATCGAAGGGAAAATCCTACACTCATGAGAACTATGCTAACATCAACAGCCAATCGTACATCTGTAACGTGCTTGAAGGCACACCTTTCAAGGTGCCTGTTCGCGCGTCTGGTCTTGAACACGGCCAGAAGAAGCTTGACGAACCATTTGATCCTACGTGTGTGATCACCCAAATTCTTGACGGCTGTCACAACAGCGCGATGGAGTGGACGGTGTTGCAACGTTTCCTGGTCCGTTATCACGTGGAAAGTGATCGGATTGCTGCAGGTCGCAATCTTTTCATCCATCAGTCCCTAGGCGGTCTTGGTAATCGGCTTCCTTGTCGTCATGGCAAGGCCCGCTGTCGCCGCGCTAATGGAGAGATCTGTGGTCACCCTTCTGGCTCAAACTGGAAGGTCTGTGTGACCCTTGAGCAGCGCTTTGTTGCTGGCGCCTTGTTGTCGGCACCGAATGCCGTGACCGTCCCGTATGGTCCTGGTATGCAAGAAGCAGTTTCACTGCCTCAACTTTTCGAGACTCCTTGGGACGTCTACGGAAAGCCCTCGTATTGGAATACTGAGGAGTTTGAGCTCAAGGAAATGGGTCATCGATATAAGGCTGAGCTAGCCAGATTCGATCCTGATATGGGACAGAACTTGCCTGGAGAGGCAAGACTGCTCTCGTCCAGACTACGCTACAAGGATGGAGGCGGAGTCACAGCCGTTGCGGTGGTTAGAGATGAGTTTGAGTTCTGGAAGTGTCCGGAATGCTCGAACTGTTGCCCTTTAACGCGTGACTGCTCTTGTGGTTGGACTCGCACTGCGTGGCAGTGTGCAGTCTGCGAAATGTGGAACCCGGAGTGCGGCATGGCTTGCCGTGTGTGCTCTGAGTTTAGTCACCCGATTGGCCTTGTTCAGGTCCAGTCGCGTGCCCGCTACCACGAGGAATTGCGCCCTCGGCGCAACGTCTCTTTGAGTCGCCCTAAGCTTGTGAAGCTTGGTTACGTCGACAGACAATTAGACGAATTTGACCATGCCCTATACGCTCACGCAATTGAATCTGCGCGTCACGAGTACGAGGGGTTCCCCACAGTTCGCTATAATGGCCGAGCTGTTGATCTTTGGGGAGAAAACGAGTCATGGGCACCTCTTAGGCCTGCCCAGCTCGTGTGGCATTGAGCTTCACAAACTCAAGCTTCTTGGCATCCATGCCGGAAATGGAGGAACCTACGCCTCATGGTAGGGCTGGAATTGAACCAGCTGGCTCATGCGCATGAAATACTGTCGCCCGGCCTGATCAAATCTAGGGAGCTCCCCGATACAAGAGCAGTGGGTCTCCCACTTTACCGTCCAAAACGCTTACCTTTAGGAATATTTCCGGAATTGCGTACTAAGTCTGTTTCGCGTGTGACGCGTCAGGTAGAATGTCTACAGACTGCACGGATGGCCACGGCTTGTGAAGCCGTGTTGTGGGCGATGAACAGTCGCAGGTTTGATATCCTGGGCTCCACGATAAAATATCATGAAATCAAACAACAACTCTCAAAAAGCCATGGCCGCCAAGATCAGCTCTCTCATGAGCTCGATTCGTCAGCTCGAAGCTTCGGCTGCAGGCGCCAACGTCCGCCCTTCTCGGGCCAAGAAGGGCAACAAGAAGGCTCTCAAGCCCCGAGAGACGACAGTGAAGGCCGTCGGAGCGGCCAGGTCTGCTCATCCCCAGCGAATCGGCTTGACCGATTTGACTGCCCATCGGATCTCTTGGATCTGTGGCTACACGTACGCGGGCTTGACTGCTACCAAGGGGACCTCAGGTTCGGTCTATTTTCGAACCAACACTGGATCTCTGGCAGTCATCACTGGTCAGTCGAACGCTCAGATTCCGATCTTGAGTTCTAATGTCGATATCGGCGCGAGCTTCATTACCGACATCAAGAAGCACTATTCTCGACAGCGTGTTCGCTCTCTCAAGCTCACTCTGGTGCCTCTCCAGCCTTCGACCGCCGTGTCTGCTCAGGTCTACGTTGGGCCACTGCGGTCCTACGGTACAGCAGACACGACCTTCCTTTCCGCCGCTGGTGGTACTGTGGGTCAGTCCATCCAGAACGTCCTGAGTATGTCCGGTTCCAGAAACTGTGCGTCTTGGGAGACGATGTCATTGGACTTAACCCCCTACATTGCCGGAGGAAGCGGTGGTCGTCAGAACGAGTTCAACATTCAGGCGTCCAATGTGGGCGTTTGGGGCTCTGCTGCGGATTTTGAGCTCAATTCTCCTGCTGGGTTTTGTATCGGCGGTTCGGTTGCAACAGCCTCTCTGTATGGGACTGACCTTCACATGGTCGTCATCGAGGAGATTGTTGATCTCCTCGACTTCACGGGCGCTGTCGTCATGACCGCCCCTGAGGGCTTCGTTGCTGATCAGAAGGTCGCTTTCGAGCAGTCTCTTCGTTTGTTGGCACCTCCAAAGGTTCAAGAGGATTACGACTACTGGCAGAAGTGTCAGTCGGGCAAGATCAAGAAGGTGAACTCATGCTGAGTTGTTTCAAGCGCGTGCAGTCCGCGCTGGATAAATTGATCACCGGTTTTCTCGCCGGGTAAGAAAACAGATACACAACGCCTTAGAGCCGTTCGCGACGAAATAGCGCTCTGCCAAGAGATCTCATGATCGTCTGACTTGGTATTAAACAACACTAGACGTATTTCAGAGTACGTTTGGGAAACTTCAAGGGGCTATCCCCCGGAATTCATGTGTTGAATTATCGGCGTCACCGACATCCAAGGAGCTCAGCTTCTTGGAGGGTCGTGGTTCAAAACCAGTGTCTCGTCACCATCTTCTGGTGTACGCGTGGGAAACTATGTGGAACAGTGGG